AGGTACAGAGTACCTTCTGGGCAGTACGGATCAGGATAGATAGGAACGCCAGCAACCATCAGGGCGCGGAAAGCAGCCTGTGGGCCATTGGCATCAGCATCAAATCCGGAACCCGGAGTAATCATGTACTGCTCTTGGCCTACGTAGTCCTGAGCCAGTAATGTCCAAGTACCAAAACCGCAGACACCGAATGTCGGCACTTCTGCACAGTTCTTGACGGTACCGGAAATGTACTGCAACACGTTCTGGCGAGTCGGGTTGACCGAACCAGCAGCGTACTCTTTGGAAGCCCACCACGAATAAGCACTACGGCTAATGCCACCGTAGGTGCCAGACGAGTCAACAGCGATGGGCAAGCCCGTAAACTGCTGAGTATCCGAGGTGTTGGTGTACAGCGAGGTAGCCATAGCATCCATCATCACGTTGGTCGCATCGTTCATGCGAGCCTCAATGAGGGGGATGATCGCGTAGTCTTGCTGAACTGCGCCTTCCATACCGAGGAACGGTACCGGAGAGACAAGCAGTTTCAGATTGAACTCAGCGTTATAAGCGCCTTGCTGAACTGAAGGTTGTGCAAAAGAGCCAGAATAATCTGACCATTGTGCGTTGACAAACTGCGACCCCTGAACGGGCACCGTCACCGATGACACACCGCCAGAAGCGGTTTGACTATTGGCGATCAGTGCAGCCATGAGGGGCGTAGAGTTGTAAATCTGCACGACCATCTTGGGAATAAACGCACGGCGCGTTACATAAGTAAGTTCCGTGTATTGTTGACTCCCAGAGGCCGGTATAATTCCTCCGCCAATAGGCATTTTGATCTCCTAAAAAAAAGCCCCTAAACCAATAGAATCACAGACCAATTGGCCTTGGATTCTTCCTAAACTCGTTTAATGCCGCATGTGCTGCATCACGCGCAGCGCCTACCGGATTCTTCATAAAATCCTTGGTATTGAACTTCGACATTACGGGCTGCGGGAACTGCGATGGTGTAGGTGCTGCTGCCTGCTTCATCCACGAATGGTACTCAGCGGCAGTTTCGTGATTGGCAATACCTTTTTCAACCATTAACCTTTCAACATCCTTGATATCATCTTCGGATTCGACAAGTCCTTTTTTGATTAAGGTATCGCGGCGCTTCGTCAATTCTTCTCTAGCATCCTTTTGGCGCAGTTTGTCCTCAAGGGACTTAACGCGATCTTCGGCTTGCTTTAATACGGAATTGGTACGCTCTTCAATTTCAATCTCAGGGATTGGAACATCAGGACGTACTTGTTTTGTTAGTTGCAAGAATTGCTTGCGGGTATTGGGATTTTCAGCCAAAGTCTTTGCAAGCATTGCCAACTCTTGTTGTGCTTCTACGGATAGATTCTCTAATGACATTTTGTTAGCCCCTTTCTGTCAATTAGATGACTTTTTTACCGTCACCCGGTTTGCCAAGAGTCATTTTGTTCTTGGCTCCGATTTTGTTCGGTGCGGTTAAGCCGCCAAACTCTGCAAAACGCGGAGTGTTGACGATTTGACCGTTCTGTTGTGTGTTATCCGTGGGTCGGCGCGGAGCGAGATTTCCGCGTGGTTTAAAAAGTTCCATTTAATTCTCCTTAAACTGGTAATGGAGGTTGTTCGGTTCCGGGTGCTGGTGCTGCTGCAACTGCTCTTGCTTCAGGCGTTGCACCACCGGCCTGCGGCAAGGTTTGAATTAGATTCATAATCTCGGCAGGCATCAACTGTCGGCTATCCGACTCACGCTCACCAAACTTAGCCGTAATCTTTCCAACAACATCCTGAAGCGCCATGCCTTCTTCGGACTGCATGCCAAAAGTTTGCAAGGCGTTTTGTAGCATGTCGAGTGCCATCATCACGTTTACACGCGCTTGCTCCATGTTTCCTGACTGCGGCTCAGGCGTGGTCATTGGGGAAGGCATAGGGGCAGTCTGACTCGCCTGCTCGTTTGGAGGCGGTGTAGGTTGTGGTTGCTCTGCTTTGAGCATGTCCATCATTTCTTTATTTGAAACAGCCATAAGTGATCCTGTTCCTATGATGTTTGGATTTTCAATTGTTATAAACTATTGTGTCAACAAAAAAAAGTAAGTGTTCGCATTTTCGCCACTTATGATTTCCGCATGTAACGGGTACCGTATGAAGTTTTGGGAAATCCTCCACGCTGTGCTTGCCGTGTATAGGAGATTCTACCCATCGCTCGCTCGGTATCCTTGATAGACGTTTCGGTAGCGCGAGGCTGATCACCTGTACGCAAGTTTCCTTCTGGTTGGTTAGACGGGGCCGCCATCGATTTCTCCCGGTTGAGGTGCAATTGGCTCTTGGCCTTGAGGAATCTCAGGGCTTTGAGGCGTTTGTACAGTTTGAGTCTGTTTTTTCAAATCTTCAAGCAGTTGTTGCTTCATCGGAGGGTCAATCATCTCGATCAAGCGCTCTTTGCTAATGGTTCCAGCCTGATAAAGGCTAAAAGCCATCTCTCGCTGATCTTCCATAAAGATAGGACTGTTGCTATGGGCATCCACCTTGACGTTGAAATCATCAGTAAACTGTTTTGCTATAAACTTATTACCCTTTTCATCAACGTAAACGGTATCATCATATACCATCATCATCTTCAAATAGAGGGTAGCCAGTTTCTCCAAGGCGCTTTCAATGACCAAAGCACGCTTTTTAGCCCGTGAAGAGCCGAGTCTAGCCAGTTGGGAGGCGTGTCCAGCGCTTCTAACACCACTTTCACCCCGGCCTTGCAGAACGGAAACGATACCTGAAGCCTCCGCAAACATGGCATCAATCTCAGCAATCTCACGAAATATGTCATTTGGAATGTCTGGAGCAAACTGTTCGACCTTGCCATTGGGCATATCGTTAGCCAATAGGCCACCAGCGCGGCGTAGGGCAAAGGTTTTCTCGTCCAAAAGGCCACCAAAGCCTTGTAATACCGTGGGTGGGTCTACTTGTTTGTCCAGCAATTGCATGATCTGGGTAGTACGCTTATTCCTCATGTCTTGCAAAAAGATTAAACGCTGTACTTCAGACTGTCCCCAATAGTAATCATATTGCGGGTTAGGAGAAATCTGAACAAAAGGCACTTCGCCTTCTAAGAACATCATCTTAGATGAGCGATCAAAGATTATTACGTTTGGTTCAGCAATCGTGACGCATAGGTAATCATCAATCTCGTCATCATAAATCCACAGTTCGTGCATCATTACCGTATCTTCGGCAATCATCGGCACGTAACGGTTTACGCCAGTCAAGTTTAAGTTAATGTTTCCGTAAATCGTAGGATTGGTCGCAGACGTAATAACACGATCCATGCCGGAAGCATTGTCAGACGTTTCTTGTTGAGAGAAGGTAATGCGGCGCACCAATTCATCACGCTTGGGGTGCGACCAAAGGCGTGAGAACAATTCGCTTTTAGTCATGTAGTATCTTTGGATCATGGCTTCTTGCCGATCCGTGTACGGAACATCTTCGCGCAACACGCCAATGGCGGCAGGTTCTACCATGTACGGATGGATGCCGTTGCGCCAAACTGGTTTAACAAAGGTAGTGTTGTAACAAAATGACCAGTTAAGCGCTTGACCAAAGACTTGATCTGCGTTGCTATTCAACCAATAATCGTATAACGCCTTGGTTAAAACAGGCACCATGCGCTGATACTCTTCAGATTCGCTTGCTCCAATGTTGATTGAAAAGCGTGTAGAATCTGCTGCATACATAAACGCAGATAGTTGATCTATATGCGGAAAGATTTTATTGTATTGTGCTGGCGCTTCTTCTGGCCCTGCACCAAACAGGTAGTAGGATCGCAAGCCTTCTGATTCCGTGCGCCTGCTCTCCATAGACACCATGCACTTTTGCATAATGTCCATGTAGAACATCTCACGTTCTAATGGGTCGGTAGGTATTCTCATTTGTCAACTTTTAAATTTTGATGGTCGGCAATATAACTGCCAATACGCGGCCCCGAAAGTTTTGATGATTCTTTAACTGCACCGATGCCGGATACGTTTTCACCTCCGACAGAGCGCAAGTTAAAGCCGCCAAGATCGCCCGGAGAACCCCATCGTGGGGCAAATGGATTATCAGGCTTTGCAAACCGTGGCGGTTGTGCCTCACCTTTTTTGACAGACTTCACATCGCTCATCTTAAAGTCCAGTGCAAGTTGTTGTAGGGTTTTGTCGCTACCCTTGGTACGATCACTTGTCATACCTACAGGCTGCAAGAAAACCACTTGTACATCGGTACACCCATGAGGACATACCGCTTCACGCGATTCAAAGTATCCGTGAGCCGGACACTTATAGTCGTTCATCACTGCCATATTAGCCCCTTTTTTTCACTGAGTCATCAAGTCTTGGTTTAGAAAAATCGTACTTATTGGTGATTCCTACCTTCATTTTGAACCCATCGGCAGTCATTTCAAGCCCAATACTGCGGCGCAAAACGGGCTTTGCCTTTGGGTGAAAGCCTATAAACTTCTTGCCCAAAATGTCGATTCTTGGGCCAGCCTCCCCTCGCTCCAGAGCCAGTAACGCCTTGGATAACTTACGTTGGGTGAGTTCGGTAAAGTTAGAAGTCTGGTCGCGGGTGATCGACTCCATGTGCCTGTAGCCTATGGCGGCAAAGGCGGCAAACATCCGCATGGTAAAGCCGCGCTTGCGCTTAGAGCGCATGATCTCAAGCCTACGGATAATCTCTTGCTTAGTCAGTACCGTATCCATATCTAAAAGCCAAGTGCCTTGAGGTAGTTATTGACCTGTTTCCTGACCTGTTCTCCTTCAGGATTTGTGGCGCTTTCGTCTTGCGCTTGCTTTTGTACCCTAGTGAGTCTTGCCGCAATGAGTCTTGGCTGGACTTGTTCTGCGTAGGCTGCACAGGCCAACGCTGAAGCAATAACGCGATCATCTTTTCCCCTTCCGTATGCTGCAATCGTCCCTTGGTCACGTACTATACCTTTCATCTCATCTAGTAAATCCACACCATACACATTACACATACCACGCTCAAAGTAATCTTTGAAGTAATTGAGCATGCGCTCTTTGCTGGAGTGAGTAGTTACCCATCCAATGCTATTAGAAACGCCGCCCATAGAGTCATTTCTTCGCCATAGGTAGTGCTGCATGTTGCCTAGCACGTTGTGTAGGCTTGCCGCATCAGAGCCTCCCATAGCGGTAGCCTGCCTCTTTAGGTTACGCATCTCGTTAATTACGGCCTGTCCGGGGCCATTGACTTCCAAGTTTAGAGTGGAGTTCTTGTACGCGCCTGCCAAGTAGCAGATAACCCACGCAAATTGGAACGTATTAAGTTCAGCAGAGCAGAATTCAGCCACCTGATCTAGCCCATCGGCGTAGCAACGGTAGACCTGCACACAAAATCGGTCAGCCCAGTCAGATGAACCGTAGGCAGGGTCAGCACCGATCACGTAATACGCAGAGTCAATAGGCTCTTCCCAAATCGTCATGGTGGATAGCCTAGCCGTGGACTTAATTAACTCCGTGTCTTGAAAGTTAGCCCCCATGCTAAACCGATAATAGTTAGCGTCTATTAACTTTGCTTCTTTCATAGCGTCAGTGCATCTGCTAGTAGAAAAGAAGGATGAGCCGGTCATTACAAAAGCGTAGTCCTCTGTGGGAGGAAACTCTTGGTACATTAAGCCTTCGTCTTTAAGTCCTTCGTGCAGTTTCCAGCGCCACCAAGCCATCTGGCGGCTATTGATCTCGTAGTTGTAGACTTTTTTAATCTCTCGCGTCCATTCTTTCTCTTCTGGGCTAAGTTTTCCGTCCCAGTAAACGCGGTACACATCGGAGTTTGGGTCAGAAGCATAGAGTTGATTGCGCCACCAGCCACAGAATATGGCCTTTTGGGTACGCGCTCTCTTGGCTGTTACCCACATGTCATGGAACATATTGAACCCACGGGCGGTGGATTCAAACATGTAATAGCGTAGTGGGTTTGTTTCTGCAAGGGAGGCGAGAAGAGAGGCGAGTCCTTCTTCGTCACCCCAAGAAGAAGTCTCAGTGCCGTGCAAGAAAGTGATACCTTTACCGCGTCCCAGTGTTCCCTTTGATCTTGTGCCTGCGACTTGGTAGAACATCCTTGATCGGTTTTTAAGAACCATCTGGTTTCTGTTGTGGGACATGAGAGGAATCTTGTATTCCTTTGGTAGTCCGTCCATGTACATCTGTAGGGTGCTTCTAAACTGTTCACGGTTTTCCTCCGTATCGGTTGTAAGCGTTCCTTGCATACCGGGGTTTAGGAAGTGCCAATACAAATCCATAGCAAGGCTGATAGTGGTTATCCCTAACTGCCTGCCTTTAAGAACAATAAAGAAGTGAATGCCTTCTTCTAAGCCTTTGGCTACCTCATCAATCACATAGGTCTGTGTACCTAGTAGGGTTTCCCCCAAGGTAATCATGCCTTGCTCTTTAGATTCAATCTTTAGGTTGCGGCAAAACTGGTAAAACTTCTTGGTATCAAACTTCATTAGAGATCAATCCGTTTAGGATACATAGGCACATTAGCCTCATCGCCAACGTAGACAGCCACAAAATCTTTCCAAGGGCATACTTGGTCTGTATAGGCTTCTAAGAGCCGTGTTGGGTATCCATTGCGGTTAGCCCAGTTCATCAAAGCCGTGGCTGCATCTAGCCTAAATCGCCAGCAGTCTACAGGGTATGGATGGTACTGCCCTTCAGACGGTACGTTTATGTAAATCAGGCCATCTGGTTTGACTACCCGGACAATCTCAAGCCATGTCAGCCAAAAGAATTCTGAGTGTTCAAGGCAAGAAGATGACACCACAATATCAACTGATTGGTCAGCAAATGGCAGTTCATAAGGATCGGTAAGCACTAGGTCTACGTTTTGCCCTTCTTGAAAGTCTACGCCTGTATAGGTAAACCGATCAGGGCAGATAGTACGCAGGCATCCATTTACGTCTTGGCTACCAATATCAACAACCATACCTTCATCTAAATATTTGGCATAGGTGTCAAAGAACCGTTTAGCATTGGTTATTGCAGATTCGTGCATTAGGCTCTCGACAGTATGGTTAGCCCGTGGCAGTTACGGTAGCGCTCATGCAGTATCCAGTCTTTGTGTTCCTCTAAAAACTCCTCTATGGCAGGCCAAAGACCGCGATCAGGTGAGCCATCATCGACTTCGTTCTTAAACCCCCAAGGGGCATCGGTGTCGTGCATGATGATGTACTGTTTGGCTTTGGAGTGGTGTAACTCCAACTCCACCTTTAACTGCCCATAGGTATGCAGGGTGTCGATAAACAAAAGGTCACAGGTTGGTATATCAACGTGCCTAGAGTCTGCCTGCTTAAACTCAATACTGATCTCAGACAGTTTGCACAGTTCCTCTAACTTCGGGTTTTGGCAGGCGTTAATATCCAAGTAGAGCATCCACTTGCCTTTGTAGGGGCTGGCCTCTAAACCAGCAGCCAAGGCGTAGGCAGAGCATCCGCCTCTTACCCCCATCTCGACTACAGAGGCACACTCACGGGCAAAGTCTCTAAGGGTGGTGAAGTGTTCCCACATATCGGTACACATGGGAGCAATCTGAGGGAGAACCTTATTTAAGTTTGACAATTTTTAGATACTCCTGACCCCAAGGGTGGTTGACCATTAGTTTATACGTTTCAGCGTGTATACCACAATAAGGATAGTCTCCATTAGGTTTAGAGTTTTCCTTATGGCTTTTCATGCAGCGCCAAAAGTAATCCTTATCCAGATTAGACGCTTGCTTAAACCAAGCCTGCGCCGTTTTCTTTACATCAAACCCCCGCACAGTCATTACTGCTGTCTTTCTGGTTTACCTCTGGCCTCAATTGTCCCGGCAATCTCATGGCCTAGTTCTCTG